GCCTGGGCGATGCACGAGGCCAGCACCTCGTTCATCGCGCGGAAGTCCTCGTGGATGTGCTCGTACGCCTGCAGCAGGTGCTGCGCCTGCGCCAGCGCGGCCAGCGCGCCGCCGGCCTCGTCGTCCTGCAGCGCGGACAGCGCGCCCTGGGCGTTGTCGAGCAGGGCCTGGGCGTTGGACAGGCGCGCGTGCTCGGCGTTGAGCCCGTCCCATTCGCCCTCGCGCGGCGCGAGCCTGTCCACCTCGCCGATCTGCCACTGCAGGCGCTCGCGCTCCTGCTGCAGCGTGTCCTGCGCCTCGCGCGCATGCGCCAGCGCCTTCTGCGCGTCGCGCCAGGCGGCCCACAGCGCGGCCAGCGGCTCGGCCTGCGCGCCGGCGTAGGCGTCGAGCAGGCCGCGCACGGCGTCGGGCCGCGTCAGGCTCTGCCAGGCATGCTGGCCGTGGATGTCCAGCAGGAGCTCGCCCAGGGCGCGCATCTGCGCGGCCGTGGCCGGTATGCCGTTGATCCACGCGCGGCTCTTGCCCTGCAGGTCCACGGTGCGGCGCAGCAGCAGCGCGCCGTCGTGCGCAATGCCGGCTTCCTCCAGCCAGGCGCCGAGCGCGGCCGTGCCGGCGTCGAACTCGGCGCAGATGTCGGTGCGCTGCGCGCCCTCGCGTATCACGCCGGTGTCGGCGCGCGCGCCCAGCAGCAGTTGCAGCGCGTCGATCAGGATGGACTTGCCCGCGCCGGTCTCGCCGGTCAGCACCGTGAAGCCGGCGTGCAGGTCCAGGTCCAGCGCCTGCACGATCACGAAGTCGCGCAGCGCGATCCGTCTCAGGGCCATGGTCAGGAGCCTCCCTCGTTCCAGCGCAGCTTCCTGCGCAGGGTGGCGAAGAAGCTCCAGCCGCGCGGGTGCAGGAAGCACACGCGGTGGGCCGAGCGCCGCACCAGCACGCGGTCGCCGTGCTGCAGCGAGGCCAGCGACTGCATGTCGAAGTTGGCGCTGATGTCGCGTCCGCCCGCCACCTCGATGGCGATCTCGGTGGCGTCGGACAGCACGATGGGGCGGTTGGACAGCGTGTGCGGCGCGATGGGCACCAGCACCCAGCCCGGGATCGACGGGTGCAGCATGGGCCCGCCGGCCGACAGCGCATAGGCCGTGGAGCCCGTGGGCGAGGCGACGATGAGGCCGTCGGCGCGCTGGTTGGAGACGAACACGCCGTCCACCTCCACCCGCAGCTCCACCATGCCCGAGGTGGAGCCGCGGTTGACCACCACGTCGTTGAGCGCCAGCGCCTCGAAGACGGATTCCCCGCCGCGCTCCACGCGCGCCTGCATCAGCGGGCGCACGTCCTCCTCGTAGTCGCCGTGCAGTATGGGGGTCAGGACGTCCTGGTAGCCCTGCAGCGCAATGTCGGTGATGAAGCCCAGCCGCCCCTGGTTGATGCCCACCAGCGGCGTGCCGTAGGCGGCCAGCCTGCGGCCCACGCCGAGCATGGTGCCGTCGCCCCCCACGACCACGCACAGGTCGCAATGCTGGCCGATGCCGTCCACGTCCAGCGTGTGGTAGCCGGTGAGGCCGGTGCTCGCCGCCGTCTCGGTCTCCAGCGTCGGCTCGCACTCCTGCTGGGCGATGAACCGGGCGATGCTCTCGATGATCTGCCGCGAATTGCCCGACGCCGAGCCGGCAACGGGTACCTGGTATTTGCCTATGACGGCCACGCGACGGAAGATGGGCTTCATGCAGAAATTACATCATTAAAGTGATGTCATCTTGCGCACGCGCTTGAGCATGCGCTCTTTGCATGCGCTGTCTCGCTCAGATTCCAGTGCTGCAACGACGATCCAGTCCTTTGGGTCTTTTCCCAGCTCTTCTGCTAGTGCGCCAGCAATAGCAGGGCTCAGGCTTCCCCGGTACTTTGCCGTGTACAGCGCGCGCTTTGTAAGACCAAGCGATTCAGCCCAGGCGCTGAGGTCTTTCACTTGCTCGGCGTCTGCTAGCAAATTCATAGTGCTGTGCATGGTTGCTCCTTTACTCGTGTTGTATAAAAGTTACACGAGTTGAATAAATCATACTCGGCTCTTGTTATTCCTTGTGAATAACGATAGGCTCCCGCTCGTTATGCAACTTGTGTAACGCTTTTAGGAGCTGGCATGCACCCCATCCCCCACCCTTCGTCACTTGAGCTTTTCCAAGCCAATCCAGCCGACGATGAAAGCCTCGATGAGGGCACCCTTTGCTATCTGCGCGGGCTTGCCGCTCGTCATGAGGCGTTGTTGAAGCTCATTGAGTTGCCGCAGGGTCTCAGCCTTGCGCTGGGTGTACCCGTTGCGCATGGCATTGCCCAGGTAACCAGCCAGCATGAAGGCGCTGAATGTGTCGATGGTTTCCGCTGCGCCAATTTTCTCCAGCATGTCGGCTGTGTCTTGCACCGCGCTCTCGAGGAATTCGGCGGTGACCTCTGGGGTTTGCTCGTTCTTCATGCTTCCTCCATTCAAAGGGGTGAAGCATGAAGCATCGCATGAACCCGAAAACGGTTTGCCCATCCCCTGCCACCCAAACGGCGGCCAGCTTGCCGGCTCCAATCGCCGGGCAGGGGGTGGGCTTCCTTCAGCGCGGCTTTCGGTTTTTGCGTGCGGCCTCTCGTCCTGGCGCGAGGAGGGCGTCGCGCTCTGCTTTGCGTTCGGCCTTTTCGGCCCTCTTGTTTTTGATGAAGAGCACTGTCCATATCGCTCCTATGGCGATTGCGATGGATGCTGCCGCGAACACTTCATTGACGATCAATTCCACCAGTGAACCTCTTTGGATGTTGACGGTATGGATGACGGTTTGTTGCCTGTTGGCGCTCGCCATTTTCCATTGGGTGTGTCAGCCCCTCATTGGCTGGTTTTCGCGCTGGTTTATTGACCGCTGCGAAGCGCGGGAGTGTGGCGAATGAAGCCCATCAACAACGGCCAATCGGCCCTGATCCACATGCCACCGGCCACCGAGCGCAACCGCGCCGCGTGGATGTCCATCGCCGACTTTCTCGCCCGCCAGAACCTGCGGCAAGTGCTCGCACAGCGTGCAGCAGCGGGCGCGGCGGACGGCAAGCGGAGCGCGGCCGTCGCGCCCGCTGCTGCGGGCTGCGCCTCGGGTGCTATCAATTTTGGGGGGTGCGTAGCCACATTGACAGTCCCCGATGGTAATCACGGGGACAACTTCGACCACCCTGCCGAGGTGAGCAAATGACGCGCCCTTCGTCCCTCGTTCTGGAAGGCAACGAAGTCAAGCTGCGCCTTGAGGCTGAGCGCCTTCATACCTGTTCGCCCGTGCATGTGGACTGGCTGCGCTTCACGGTCAACCTGCGCCATGCCCCCATTCCCACGGTCGAACACCTGTTTCCCGTGCCGGAAAGCGACGCCGACTACCTGGGCACCGCCAACGAAAGCGACCGCAGGCGGCGCGATCTGGTGCGCCTGCTGCGCGATCTGCCCGATCCCGACTTCGCCGCGTCCACCCAGGCGCTGGAGCTTGCCAACAACGTCTGCGAAATCCTCGGCGAGGGCTTCGCGGTGGACCCTGAAATCAAAAAAGGCCACGACTTCTACCGGCACCGCTGGAGCATCACACGCGCAGGCGTGGAGTGCGGCTGGGTCGGCTACTTGGCATCGGGCGACAGCCCGCGCCAACAGGCCCAGGCCAGAACCCTGCACTGCAACCTGTACGGCAACGCATGCACCTTCGCCCGCCCTGGCTGGCCCGAGGCCATGGCTGACTACCTGGAAGACCACCGCGCCCTTATCACGCGCTGCGATCTGGCCCTGGACTTCTTTGGCGGCATCGCGGGCGGCATGGACAGGGTTGCCGCCGATTACGACGCCGGCCTGATGGACCACCTCGGCCACCGGCCTGAACACAACTGCGTCGGCGCCTGGAGGCCGGGCGGCGTGGGGCGATCCTTCTACTTCGGGAGCAAGGCGGCCGGCAAGCAGACCAACGTGTACGACAAGGGTGTGCAGCTCTACGGCAAGCAGGATGCCACCGGCTGGCAGCGCATCGAACTGCGCTACGGCAATCAAAAGCGCCTTCTGCCCATCGACATGCTGCGCCGCCCGGCGGACTTCTTCGCGGGCGCCAGCCAATGGCACGCGGACATGCTCGCCGAGCACGGCGCAGTCGCCGAGCCCGAACCCATCAAGACAGAGCCGCGCCTGCCGCTGGAGACCCTGCAAGCCGAGTGCACGCGCAATGCACGTTGGTTCTTCTCCACCGCCGGTAAGTCCGCCGCGCTCGCCTTCCTCTGCATGGATCAGGAGGTCTTGGCGAGCTTCATCGAGAACTGCGCCGAGCTGCCGCGCCGGCTCTCCAAGTTCTCGCGCGAGGAAGTGAAGCGCGTGTACCAGCAGGCCCACATGAAAGTTTCTGCCTCCGGCTTTGGCCGCGTCGGACTCCAGGCAGCGTGACGGCCCATCTCAAGGAACCACACCATGAAAATGCAAAGCACTGCCGTCCTGCACGGCATCAAGTCCAGCAAGGGCGAAATCGAGGGTCGCGGCTTCGACAGCACGACTTTCCATATCTCGGTGGACCTCGGCCAGTCCGCCATGGGCGAATCCATCGGTGTCGTGACGCGCCCCTTCAAGTGCGGTACTTCTGAAGAGTTCAAGAAGTGGGTGCACCTCAAAAGCTCGTGGCCCCTGGGTGGCGTGCCCGTGCAATGCGAGTTTGACATCGTGGCCGGTGCCGAAGGCGCGGCCAAGCTCACGCTGCTGGCCATCAAACCCGCCCCCAGCGCAAAGGCCGCCTGATGTCCTACGTCATCCAGTCCGGCACCACCGGCCAATTCCTGGCCCCGTCCTTCGAGGACGGACAGCCGGAATGGGTGATGTTGCTGCGCGAGGCGGGCACGGTACCGGACCTCGAAAGCTGTGCCCAGCTTATCGAGGACCACACCGAACCCTTCCACCGACCTTTGGTCGTGGACCTGGACGACATACACGGGGTAGGCCATGGCTGACCCCCAAACCATTCAATGCACCGGGGCCTGCACGGTCACGGTGCAACACGAAATCAGCCTTCCCGTGCTCGATCTGAGCCCGGCCGAAGGCGCAGCAATCAGCAGCGCCGTCCTGCTGGTGTGGGCCGTGGGCTGGGCATTCCGCTCGGCCATCCAGGCCTTGAGAACCGACGGCAATTCATCAACCAATGAGGAGTAAATCCATGAACCGCATCAACGCCCAAACCCGCCGCCTCGCCGCTGCTGCCGCAGCTGGTGCCCTGGCCCTGGCGACCATCCCCGCGCACGCCGCCATCGATGTGACCGCCGTGGTTTCGGAAATCAACGACACCATCGCCCCCATCGGCCTGATCGGCGCCGCCGTCCTGACGGTGATCGTCGCCGTCGCCTCGTTCAAGTGGGTGCGCCGCGCCATCAGCTAAGCGGCTGACACAAAGCGTCCCCTGGCCGGCCGGCAGGGGCCTTTGCCAAAGCGCCCACGGTGGGCGCTTCGTCAAGGGGGGGGACTCATGGGCCTGTTCGTGATCATCGCAATGCTGGGGGCGGCATGGCTCATATTCACCGCCTGATTTGCTTTTTTCTTTGCATTTCCGCCGCACCTGCATTCGCTGAAACGGTATGCAAGGAATATATTGTTGCTAATTCATACGGTGAAGCTGGTGGCTGGCATCGCACTCGGGAAAGTGCTTGCGCATATGCTTCTAGCCGTTATTCGTCACCGCATACAGCCGCCGTTGAGGCCGAACAGTGCGTTGTTCGCACCAATGATGGATATGTGTTTAGCTGGGGTATTTCCGTTCGCAATCTAGAAGGCGCAGATTGTTCGGACGAGACGCCGCCTACGGCTGACCAAAAATGCGGCGACTTGGCTGCGCTCTACAACAGTTGGAGCTGGGCTGGCGGTCGCGAGGGCGTTGTGGATTCGACTTCTGCCTATCCACTGGACGAGCCGTTTCAGGTCTGCATGTCTAACTCGGAGCTTGGCATCGGTGGCCCCGATGATCCTCCGGGGTGTATGCATAACTTCACGCCGACGATGAAGGGAAGACTTACCGATGGTGGCCCCTGGCGTTATTGGGGGGATTCGTGGATGGTTGGTCCTGTCCAGGGTCGGGCATGCGTTCCTGGCTTGGACGGCCAGCCGGGTGACCCTCCAAACGTTCCCCC